TGCCGAGCCAGATCCTGAGCGATGGCTTGGTGCTCAGCACTGACTACACCTTGACGGCACGGGCATCCAACTTCGGCACCTTGATCCGCGGCAGCTCTATCACGGTTGACAGCGTGGCCTACACCGTGCGCGAGACGATGCTGATCGATGACGGCAAGTTTGTTCAGATCGCTTTGCAGAAGACATGAGCAGCCCCTTCAAGGTCAACACACGCAGCCAGTGGGCAACGCTGAACCCGGTGCTGATGGCCGGCGAGCCTGGCCTTGAGAGCGACACCAGCAACCTAAAGATTGGCAACGGCCGGTCGCCATGGTCAAGCCTGCCGTATCACGGCTGTCCTGGCTATTGGGGCTCTTTCTGGGATGGCACGTCGCAGGTGGCGGCAGCCATCGACACGGCTTATGCAATCAAGCTGCGGCAGACAGATGCGGCAAGCCGTGGCATCAGGATCATCTCGAACGAGCGCATCACGGTCGATTACGCTGGCGTGTACAGCCTCACGTTCTCGATCCAGTTCAGCAATACGGACAACGACATTCACGACATCAACGTCTGGCTGCGCAAGAACAACGAAGGCAGCGCGGGTGACGTGCCGGCCAGCGACAGCCGATTCAGCATCATCGCAAGGCATGGCAACGTTGATGGCAACGTGATTGGCTGCGTTAACTTCGTAACCCCCCTTGCCGCGAACGATTATCTCGAGCTGATGTGGATGACCAGCAACGTGGCGGCGTACATCCACGCGGAGCCAGCTGAAACCAGTCCGCCGCATCCCAGCATTCCTGGCATCATCTGCACTGTCGTCCAAGTCGCATCGGCATGACCAGCAAGCGTGAGTCAATCCTGACCGCCATTGCCTCGGCACTGGCCAGCACCAGCGGCGTAAGCGGTCGCGTTTATCGCAGCAGAGTCGAGCCGCTTGCCAGGGCTGAGAGTCCTGCAATTGTCATCGAACCGGTCAGCGATCGAGCGGAGCAGAACACCAGCCTGCCAACGCTGGACTGGAGCATGACTGTCCGAGTGATCGTGATCACCCGCGGCAACCTGCCCGACCAGTTGGCTGATCCAATCATCAAAAGCGCGCACAGCAAGATCATGGCCGACCTGACCTTGGGCGGCTATGCCATCGATGTGCAGCCGTTGGGCGTTGACTTTGACCTGCGCGAAGGCGATCAGCCATCAGGTGTGATAAGCCTTGAGTACCTCGTGCGTTATCGGACCAGCGTTGCCAACTTGAGCACTTAGTGGGCCGGTTAGCATGGGGGAACATACAGGGCAAGGGGCCTTGACCGATGCCGTTGCTGAGCCGCAAACGCCTGATTCTCGTCAAGAGTGAGGCCACCTACGGAACCGACAGTTCACCTGATGGCACCTATGCGGTGCTGGTGCGTGACCTGAGCATCACCCCGGTGCAAAGCGACACGGTCGATCGTGAGCTGATCCGCCCATACCTGGGCGCATCGCAGCAGCTGCTAGCGAACACTCGCGTCGAGGTTACCTTTCAGGTTGAGATGGTCAGTAGCGGCACCGCTGGTACGGCGCCGGCATTCGGTCCTGCTTTGAAGGCGTGCGGTTTTAGCGAGACAGTGACCGGCTCGGCCGTGACCGGCACCGCTCAGGCTGGCTCAGCTGGCAGCATCACGTTGGCCGCTGGCGCAAGCGCCACAAGCGGGATCTATGTCGGCATGGTGATCAACCTCACCAGCGGCACTGGCAGCGGCAGCAGCGGCGTGATCACTGCCTACAACGGCAGCACTAAGGTGGCAACGGTTCAGAAGACCACTGCAGCCTTCACGCCTGACGGGACAAGCGTTTACAGCATCGGCGCAAACGCCAAATATCAGCCCGTCAGCAGCAGCTTTGACAGCGCAACCATCTACTACAACATCGACGGCGTTCTCCATAAGGTCACCGGCGCACGGGGAACCTTCACCGCCAACGCCACCGTGGGCGAGATCCCGTACTTCGAGTTCACGATGACGGGCATTTACAACAGCCCGACCGATACAGCTGCGCCGACCGCCACCTACAGCAATCAGGCTGTGCCAGTGGTGTTCAAGAACGGCAACACTACGAACTTTGAACTGCTGAGCTACGCAGGCTGCCTGCAGTCGCTCGAGTTGGATATGGGCAATGAGGTGATCTACCGCGAGCTGGTCGGCTGCACTAAAGAGGTGCTGATCGTCAATCGTGGCATCACCGGCACGGTCACCGTTGAGGCGCCGACCATTGCTCAGAAGGACTATTTCACCGCAGCCCTGTCAGATACAACCCTTGGCAACCTGACCTTCAAGCATGGCCAGACCGCTGGCAACATCGTCACCTGCACCAGCGCAACGATTGACATTGGCGACCCCAGCTACGAAGATCAGGACGGGATCCACATGCTCAGCGTTCCGGTGACAGCAGTCCCTGGCAGCTCTGGCAATGATGAGGTTCTGCTGGTCTTTGCCTGATCGCTTGCATGGCTTTTGTTCTTAAGCAGTCCACGTCCTATAAGTGGCCTGTCAGTTTCAAGCTGCCAGTGGATGGCGGCAAGTACGAGAAACAGACGTTCGAGGCCGAGTTCAGGCGGTTGCCGCAGGCTCGGCTCAACGAGATTCAGGACGCAGTCCAGGAGCGCACCAGGGCGGCCAAGGCAGGCGAACCCATCGACGGCATGATCAACGATCAAGCCGTGGCGGATGAGATCCTGATCGGCTGGTCCAATGTGCTGGACGAAGATGGCGATGAGATCCCGTTCACCACGGCAAACAAGCAGCAGCTGCTAGAGGTGTCGGCATTGGCGTCGTCGATCATCGTTGCTTACTTTGAAAGCGTTACGGGGAACAAACTAAAAAACTGAGAGGCGCCGCCCGCCATTGGGCGAAGGACGGCGTGATCGATCAAACCGAAGACGACGCCCTGGCATTTGGGCTCACCATTGACAAGGCGCCTGACGCTGATTGGTTTGAAGTGGAACCTGAGGCATGGCCAGCTGTTCAGGCGTTCTTGCGCGTTCAGACGCAATGGCGGATCGGGCCAAGTGGATTGGTTGGGCTGGACTATCAGGCCCTGGCTTGGACGTTTACACTATGGAGTGTGCAGGATCCTGCTGCCATGCTGGCCGACATTCAGGTGATCGAATCTGAGGTCCTGCTGGCCGCTCACGAGAAGGAGGGCTGAGCATGGCGCTGGACATGACCGCTGCGGTTCGCATCCAGGCAACGGTTGATGGCACCGCTCAAATTGACGGATTGCAGCGGAGCCTCCACAAGGTAGACAAGCAGGCCATCGGTCTGCAAGGCACATTCGGCCGGCTGCGCAACCTGGCTGGCGGATTGGGCGGCGCACTGGGCGCGCTTGTCCCAGCAGCTGGCATCGCTGGCTTGACGGCCCTTGCAAAGGGTTCGATCGATGCAGCGGACAACCTGAACGATCTCAGGCAACGGACCGGGGTCAGCGTTGAGAACTTGAGCAAGTTTGGTGCTGCGGCAGAAGATGCAGGAAGCAGCATCGACGAAGTGGCCAAGTCAATGGGCAGGCTGTCAAAGGGCATTGTTGACCCAGCCAGCAAGACCAACGAAGCGCTTAAGTCGATTGGCATCAACTCACGCGACGCAGCCGGCAACGTTCGCGGCGTCGATGCGATCATGCTGGACTTGGCTGACAAGTTCGCCAAGATGCCCGACGGCGCGCAGAAGACGGCGTTAGCGATGGAGCTGTTTGGCAGGTCAGGCGCCAACTTGATCCCGATGTTGAATGGCGGCCGCGAGGCACTGAGCCAGTATCAGGCAACAATCTCCGGCGACATGGCATCAGCGGCGGACCAGTTCAACGATTCGCTGAACGCCATCGCACGGACCCTAGCGGGCCCATTCAATCAAGCTGTGACGGCGCTGCTGCCAACGCTTACACAGGTTGCGCAGGGCCTTGCTGCTGGCATCCAGTGGTTCTCAACCTTGCCGCAACCGATCCAGAATGCTGCGCTTGTAATTGGTGCGCTTGGGGCTGCGTTTATTGCGCTGGCGCCGGCGATCTCGCTTGGGATTAGCTTGCTTGGCGCGATTGGCCCGGCGCTGGCCGCCATCGGCCCGGCGGTGTCCACCCTGCTACCAATTCTTGCAGCAGTTTTTAGCGGTCCGGTTGGATGGGTGGCGCTACTGGTTGCGGCAGGTGCCGCCGTCTATGTCTTCCGCGATCAGATCGGTGCAGCGTTTCAAGCTGTCGGCAAAATCATCAGCGACGTGGCAGCCGGATTTAAAGCAGTGTTCATTGATCCGGTCGCTGCCGGTTTAAGAGCACTGGTCGAGTTCATCAACAACACCTTCGTTAGACCAATCCAAGACAGCTTCACCAAACTGGTCGAGGGCGTCGGTCGGATCTTTGGCGCTATCAAAGACGCGATCACAGCGCCCTTCAAAGCTGCCTTTGAAACGGTGCGCGGGATTGTCAATCAGATCTTGCGAGCTATTGGGCAAGCAGTCGGCAGCGTGGTTCAGTCGATCAACAGCGTCATAAGCGGAGCCAATGGAGCCCTGGCCAACTTGGGTTTGCCACAGATCCCATATCTGCCAATGCCACAAATCCCGCAGTTCGCTGAGGGCGGCGTGGTCAATGGCCCGACGCTGGCCATGGTTGGCGAAGGTGGCGAGCCTGAATACATCGTCCCTCAAAGCAAGGCTACGCGGTTTGCCAACAACTGGTTGGCTGGCATGAGAGGCGGCGCGGCGATTCCGCAATTTGCCGAGGGCGGCGTGGTGATGCCTAGCACCGCTCAGGTCAGCATCCAGACCGGCCCTGTTACCCAGATGAATGGGACTGACTTTGTTACCAAGGCTGATATGAGTCAAGCCGTCCAGGCAGGCGTGCAGCAGACCCTGTCATTGATTCGCAACGACATTAACGTCCGCAATCGACTGAGGCTGGCGTGATGAGCGATTATGACATCATGACGTTTCTTGAATACTACGCAGACCGCAGCAGCGTGATTAATCCAATCACGTCAAAGCGTGCGCCATCTGGTCAATGGCAAAACTTCTATCCCATCTCACAACAGCTTTCAGTGGATGTTGACGCTAGTGGCTTCTATAGCTACTTGGCATTTGATGCTGACGGTTTTGGCTCAACGGAAGCTGCATCGATCAACGATCTAAGCATCAACCTGGCAGCGACTGGTCAGATTGTGGATATTACCGACGCAGCAATGGGCAGCGACAACTTGATTATTGCATCGCTTTATATTCAAGACGCAGGACAGGATGCCTTTGATGCAGGCTCTGCGCAATTGATCAACCGATACATCGGCAGCATTGAAGACGCAACCATCAACGATCAACAGGCAACCTGGACGGTCAATCCTGCCATCAACAAACTTAGGTCACAGGCGCCAAGCCGCAAGATCAGCACCGCCATGTTGGGGAGGTTTTACGGACGATGACAGAACACATCTGCGGCATTAGTCTTGTGGTCACCTGCGCTGATGGCAGCACGCATCAGGACGTGACCTTAAAGATTGTCGATGGTGTTGTGATCTACGAATCTAAAGGCGGCGACATCTTGAACGTCACATCGACGCAGTCGGCTGTCTATGCCTGCACTGCCAGCCAGCTTGCCGCTGTATTGCTGCAATACCGAGGGCAACAATCATGAGCGGATTCACAGCAAAGGAGCAATTCAGTTCAAGCGTTGGTCAGCAAGGGCTGCGCATGGATGAAGATCCATCCAACAACAAGGCCCCCCTGGGTGATCTAAATAAAAGCCAGCGCATCGGCAACGCAGGCGAGACCGTGCCGATCGTCTTCACAAAGCGTGTCGTTAGCGCTTTCGGCCCTGATGTTGGCGGCGTATGGGTGCAGCCTCCTATGGTCAAGACTGCATCTAATGAGTTTGTCGGCAGCTTTCTGTATGCAATCAGTCAAGGTGAGATCGTTAGCACGCCTGAAAAATACCTGGCTTGGGTCGGGCTGCGGAACTTGCAATACATTGAAGATCAGACCATCACTCTGACGCATTACTACAGCAGCGCTGCCGCAATGGCCGCAGCTCCAAATGCATGTCCGCTTACTGGCGGCGAGATTTACTGCGGCATTGATTCGACATCTTATCTGGCAGAGCTGCAGAAGGCAGAGGTTGGCGCTGTTTACACTCATCGGCTTGACTACGCATCACGATATCACAACAGTCTGACAATTACGCGAGGCACTGGCGATACAACCAACAGCGTGATGTTTGTTGCGCAAACTGACTTTTCAATATATGACAACGCTACAGGCGCTGATTTAACTGCCGCCTATTGGGCAGCGCTTAGCATCACGCCATCGCCTACGTCTTATTTTGTCTTCAATGCCGATATTGTTGGTAGCGTACTGGTCGGCGGCAAGGCAGTCGGCTACATCGGCGGGCTGCCGGTTTTGCCACTGACGGCGCCAAATGCGTTTTATTTCACCATTGGCGCCACAGGCGATGGCTCGGTGACTGAGGTCTATACAATGACCATCGTCGACAATCAGGTCAACATTGCAAACCCCCCAAGCACGGGCACCCTTGATGGTGTTCAGCGTGAGTTTCATTACAGCAATGTAACCAATCCAAGCACCCCGCCGAGCACAGAAGATTACACTGCATTTGCGGACATCACGTTTCTGCAGGTTGACGGCAACATTTACGATCCGCCAGATGCGGGATCGTATCCAACTACAACGCAACAGCTCTACATTTTTTACGAAGAAGGCGTTGAAGTTGATCTTTACAGTGGCGGCTTGGTTGGAGGCTCCTATGCAAAAGGCGCCAGCAATCACTTTGTTGATCTGGCGATGTACCTGTTCACAATCTACAAACGAGCGGAGGGCGCCGCAACGCCAGAGCTGGCCGCACCTATCTATGTTGACAACTTGCCAGACATCGCATCGTTTTGCGAAAACTATGAGTTCTATTTTAACGGCATCATTGCTCAGTCAGTGAATATCATTGACTACATCGCCAGCATTGCTCCATTCTTCACCTTGATCCTTGCCTCAGTAGGCGGTCAGTATCAGCTGCTGCCTGCGCTGCCGCTGGATGGCAGCAACGAAATCGACCTGTCTTCACTGACGCCAGTTGCCACGTTTACGGATGATGACATTATCCCTGGCACCTTCGACAAAACCTACGCTTCTGCTGATGACCGCCGCGACATTCAAGTTGCGCTGATCTGGCGGGAATACGGTCCTGAAAAGATCGGCATTCAACGCACAACCACAATCAGATTTGCAGATACGGCAAACGATGCGCCGGTTGTGCAATTCGACATGAGCGACTTTTGTGCATCTGAAGCACACGCCAACTCTTATGGCGCTTTCGAATTGGTACGACGCAAGTATTCAACGCATACAATTAGCTTCGGCGTGCCGCTTTTGACAATAGCGCTGAAGCCGACCGACATCATCAAGATTGATCGGCAACGTGTCAGCAGCAAAGGCGATAACCGATCAGAGGTTGAATGGTATCAAGTGAGCGGAATCAAGCACACGACCGCCGGCGTTACCATTGTTGAGGCTAGTCATTTTCCGGTTGATGGCAGCGACGTATCAGTGATCTGCGATCAGCTGCTCAACGGCTCCTACCTATTCTCCTGATGGTCACATTCCCATCGCTGACACCATCTACCAGGACGCTGTCTTACGGCGACTATTCTCAGGCGACATATGAAGGCGTCAGCGGCGTCAACGTGCGGTTTAAGTATGGTACCGACCGGTTGCAGCAAGTGCTAACCATTGGCTATCAGTATCTGACCGAATCAGAAATGCAGCAGCTGTTGGATCATTACGCTGGACAGCAAGGCAGTTTGATCGCTTTTGACTTGCCAGCTGAGCTATGGGCTGGCTACACCACTGTGCCCGTGCCGGCAGTTGATTATGAATGGCGTTACACGGGACCGTTTGACGTGACCTTGGCGTCTCCAATGCGTTACAACACAACCATCGAGCTTGTATCGGTGCCGATCTGATGAGCACGTTCCCAGCCCTGATCCCATCAACCCGCACTTACACGCCAGGCGATGTGCCGTCTGCGGTGCAGGCATCATTGACTGGCGTAGCCTCAGGCTTCAGGCGTGGCAATCGCCGTGTTGGTCAAACCCTGGCGTTGACGTTTCAACGCTTGGAAGAATCAGACGTTACGTTGATCCGCAATCATTACGATGACAGGTCAGGTAGCTTTGATCTTTTCTTTTTATCCGCTCAGGTTTGGAACGGTTACGGCACGCCACCGATTCCATTGCTGAGCGATTACGCATGGCGTTACGTTGCTGCTCCTGGAATCACAGACGCCTCATGTGCGCGGTGGGACGTTGAGCTTCAACTTGAAACTGTACCAATTGACACCGGCGACCTTGTATTTAATGCTGGCCTTGCTGGTGCATCACCAGCCAGAACTTATATTTTAGATGCAGGTGCCGCCGCGACCAGTCCGGCGCGAGACTACATCATCAGCCCTGGAGGGTCCATCGCATGAGCATCACACTAACCGCGCTGCAAAAGCAACGCCGCGACACTGCTGCTAACTGGACCACGGCTAACCCAACGCTGCTAGCTGGTGAGATTGGAATTGAATCGGACACCGGCTACTGGAAGGTAGGTGATGGCAGCACCGCATGGACAAGCCTTGCCTACCTGAGCGGACTTGGCGCTGAAATCCCGGTTGGCAGGCTGGCTGATGGCACAGCCCGGCAACTGCTGCAGACTGACGCCGCTGGCACGGGTGTCGAGTGGGCCAGCAACATTGATGTGCCCGGCACGCTGGATGTAACGGGCGCCGCCACGTTCGACGCAGGCGTCACGATCCAAGGTGATCTAACCGTCAATGGCACAACGACGACGATCGACACGCAGAACCTGATCGTCGAAGATAAAAATATTGAGATCGGCAAGGTTGCCACGCCGACCGATGTAACCGCTGACGGCGGCGGCATCACGCTCAAAGGCAGCACTGACAAAACCATTAACTGGGTGGATGCCACCGATGCATGGACCTTTAGCGAACACGTCAACATCGCTAGCGCCAAGGAATACCGCATCGCCGGAACCAAGGTGCTGGACGCAACCAGCCTGGGTAGCGGCGTTGTCAGCAGCAGCCTGACCAGCGTTGGCACCATCGGCACCGGCACCTGGCAGGGCGCTGCCATCAACAAGACTTACCTTGATGCCACGCTTGTTAGCACAGGCGACACCGGCACTGTCACCAGCACGATGATCGCCAACGGCACCATCGTCAACGAAGACATCAACGCCAGCGCCGCCATCGCTGGCACCAAGATCAGCCCGGACTTTGGTGGCCAGACGGTCACGACAACCGGTGTCATCAGTGCCGCATTGGGCAGCGCCAGCGCGCCTAGCATTACCTTCACTGGCGACCTAAACACCGGCATCTACAGCCCCGGCGCCGACCAATTCGGCATCAGCACCGGCGGCACCAGCAGGTTGATTGTTGAAGCTGACGGAGATATCAACATCGACAGCGGTGGCGTGTTCTATGACGCTACTAATAACCGACTAGCGATTGGCACTACTAGCCCTAGCACTATTTTAAGTGTTGAAGGCTCTTCGCAAATACGCCATACATACACAGGCTCCGCCAATCCTACTGCATTTGGGCAATTTAATTCTTCTGGCGATAGCTCGATAAATGTATTTCCAAGTGCTTCTCTTCTTTTTGCAACTAACAACACAGAACGCGCCCGCATCGACAGCTCGGGACGCCTGTTAGTTGGCACGTCTTCTGCGCGTAGCAATTTCTTCAATAGCTATGGCGGAAGCTTTAGTGCTCCGTTCCAAGTAGAAGGGGCAAATTCACAAAACTCAAGGTTCTCATCGTTTATTTATGGGGCAGCCGATGGGGCAGCTCCAGGCATTGTCTTTGCCAAACATAGAAGCGCCTCCATTGGCGGCATAACGGTTGTTCAATCTGGCGATTCAGTAGGAGAACTTAGTTT